GGCTCGTTCGATGTGCTGCCCTTTTTCTGGATGCCGGAGGACAATATCCCACTGCGGGTAAACCGAGACCATGTGCCTTATGACCTCTGGGCGAAGGAAGGACAAATCCTCACAACGGAGGGAAATGTCGTCCACTACGGCTTTATCGAAAGCTTTATTGAGGAGCTGGGCGAAAGATATAACATCAAGGAAATCGCCTTTGACCGCTGGGGTGCTGTGCAGATGAGTCAGAACTTAGATGACCTCGGCTTCACGGTCGTTCCTTTCGGTCAAGGCTACAAGGATATGAGTCCGCCTTCCAAGGAACTGATGAAGCTGGTGCTGGAAGGAAAACTCCGCCACGGCGGACATCCGGTATTGCGCTGGTGCGCCGACAATATCTTTATCCGCACCGATCCTGCCGGAAACATCAAGCCTGACAAGGAAAAATCGACCGAACGCATCGACGGTGCAGTGGCGCTCATCATGGCACTTGACCGGGCGATTCGGGGTCAGGCTGGTGACAAGGAAAGCTCTGTCTATGATGAGCGCGGACTTTTACTCTTTTAGAAAGTTGAGGTGATGCCTTCTGGGAATCTTTAAAAATCTATTCAGGAGCCGGGACAAGCCGGAGCTTACGAAACCGAGCACGCCTCGGTTTTTCTTTGCCCCGACATCAAGTGGCAAGCAGGTGACGGAAAAGACGGCCATGCAGTCAGCAGCGGTGTATGCCTGTGTGCGTGTTATCGCCGAGACGATTGCCAGTCTCCCTTTGCACCTCTACCGCTATGTGGATGAGGGCAAGAAGCGTGATCCTAGTCACCCTCTCTATACGCTCCTCCATAATGCACCGAACCCCGAGATGACGAGCTTCATCTTTCGGGAAACCCTTATGACGCATCTTCTTTTATGGGGAAACGCCTATGCTCAGATTTTAAGGAACGGTCACGGTGAGATCGTAGGAATTTATCCGCTTCTTCCGGACAGGATGCAGGTTGCAAGGGATGAGGACAAAAACCTCATCTACCTTTATCAAAGCGGCATGAAGCAGATTGCTTTCCGTCAGGAGGAGATTCTCCATATACCTGGGCTTGGCTTTGACGGCCTTGTCGGTTATTCACCGATTGCGATGGCCAGAAACGCCATCGGGATGGCCATGGCCACCGAGGAATTTGGCTCGTCCTTCTTTTCAAACGGTGCAGCACCGGGCGGAATATTGGAACACCCCGGCACCTTAAAAGACCCGTCCAAGGTCAGAGAAAGCTGGGAGGAGCTTTTCAAAGGTTCGGGCAATGCCAACCGGGTCGCTGTTTTGGAAGAAGGCATGACCTATAAGCAGATCGGCATCCCGCCGAATGAAGCCCAGTTTTTGGAGACGAGAAAGTATCAGACGGAAGAAATCTGCCGCATCTACCGTGTACCGCCCCACCTGGTGGCAGACCTCGACAAGGCGACCTTTTCCAATATTGAACATCAAAGCATCAGCTTTGTCGTTCATACGATAAGGCCCTGGCTCGTGCGTCTGGAACAGGCGATGGACAAAGCTCTGCTCTATCCGGAAGAACAGACCCGGTATTTTGTGGAGTTCAATGTGGACGGGCTTTTGAGGGGCGACTACGAGAGCAGGATGCAGGGCTATGCCACGGCAAGGCAAAACGGCTGGATGAGCGCCAACGATATCCGGCGTTTGGAAAATATGAATCTCATCCCGGATGAGGAAGGAGGCAATTTGTACTTAATCAACGGCAACATGACAAAACTCAAAGACGCCGGGTTATTCGCCGGCCAGGGGGTGAAAGAAAGTGAAGAATAAAAAATTCTGGAAGTTTCTAAACGATCTTCCGGACGAAGAAACCGTCCTCAGATTGGACGGTCCCATTGCAGAAGAGAGCTGGTTTGGCGATGAAGTCACACCGGCTCTTTTTCTTAGCGAACTAAACAGCCATCCGGGCGACCTGACTGTCTGGATTAACAGTCCCGGCGGCGATGTCTTTGCAGCATCCCAGATCTACACCATGCTGATGGATCACAAGGGCAAAGTCACCGTGAAGATAGACGGGCTTGCGGCTTCCGCCGCTTCCGTTATCGCAATGGCGGGAGGCGAAGTTCTGATGAGCCCTTCGTCCATGATGATGATCCATAACCCCATGACGCTCGCTTTCGGCTGGAAGGACGAGATGGAAAAAGCCTTAGATGTCCTTGACGAGGTCAAGGCTTCCATCATCAACGCCTATGAATTAAAAACTGGACTATCCCGAAACAAAATCTCAAGACTGATGGATGACGAGACCTGGATGAATGCCAGGAAAGCGAAAGAACTCGGCTTTTGCGACGCTCTGCTTTTTTCCGAATGGGATGATCCCGACCTCGGTGAAGCAAGTGTCGGCTTTGCCGCAAGACGGACGGCAACCGCTGTCTTAAACAAGGTTTATCCGAAGGTGCCTATGCCGATGGAGCAGGGCACATCCTATTACGAGCTTAAGAAACGGCTCGAATTATTAGGCCATGAAGGAGGCTATTAACGATGAACAAACTGCAGGAACTGAGAAACAAACGCCATGAAGTCTGGAACCAGGCTAAGACCTATCTGGAAGAAAAGCGCAGAGAGGACGGCCTAGTTTCGGCTGAGGACACTGCCGCCTATGAAAAAATGGAACAGGAAGTCGTTGATCTCGGAAAAGAAATCGACCGTCTGGAGCGTCAGCGGGATATGGATATGAAGCTCTCGCAGGCGACCAGTCGTCCCACGGTCACAGACCCGATGAAGGATATGGAGGACAAGACCGGCCGTGGCAGCAAAGAGTACAGCCGTGATTTCTGGAACGTTATGCGAAAGAAGAACGCTGTCATCACGAATGCCCTTCAGGTCGGTACGGATTCCGAAGGCGGCTACCTTGCCCCGGATGAGTTCGAGCAGACGCTGGTGGAAGCCCTCGAAGAAGAAAATATCTTCAGGCAGCTTGCCCACGTCATTCAAACCTCGTCCGGTGACCGCAAGATCCCCGTAGTAGCGACCAAGGGCACGGCAAGCTGGGTCGATGAAGAAGCGGCGATCCCAGAATCAGATCCCGCCTTCGGGCAGGTTTCGATCGGAGCCTATAAGCTTGCCACCATGCTCAAGGTCTCGGAGGAGCTATTGAATGACTCCGTCTTTGACCTCGAAAGCTATATTGCTAAAGAGTTCGGACGCAGGATGGGCTCCAAGGAGGAGGAAGCCTTCCTCGTGGGTGACGGCACCGGAAAGCCGACGGGCGTCTTCCATACCACGGGCGGCGGCGAATTGGGCGTGACAGCCGCAGCAGAGGCCGAGCTTACAGCAGATGAACTGATTGACCTTTTCTATTCACTGAGAGCGCCTTACCGCAAGAAGGCCGTCTTCATCATGAACGATACTACCGTGAAGCTTATCCGCAAACTCAAGGATCAGACGGGTCAGTATCTCTGGCAGCCTTCCTTAACCGCAGGCACGCCTGATACCATCCTGAACCGCCCGGTCTACACGTCAAGCTTTGTGCCGCTGGCGGAGGCCGGTGCTTTTACCGTTGCCTTCGGTGACTTTTCCTATTACTGGATTGCCGATCGTCAGGGCAGGTCTTTCCAGCGCTTAAATGAGCTCTTTGCCGCTACCGGACAGGTCGGCTTCAGAGCGACCCAGCGTGTGGACGGTAAGCTCATTTTGCCTGAAGCCGTGAAGCTCTTGCAGATGAAAGCCGGAGCCTAAGACAGGAGGTTTGAGGGATGAAGGCGGAGGATTTGCTGGTTCCCTTAAAAGAGAATCTGGCAGTGGAGCATGATGCGGACGATGCCCTTCTGCTCCGCTGCCTGTCCTCCGCCGTTTCCTATGCGGAGGGCTATCAGAAAAAGGGACCCGATTACTACCAAACCAATGAAATGACCGACAGTACCAAACAGGCTGTCATCGTTCTGGCGACCTTCTTTTATGAGAGCAGGGACGGATCGACAGCCGGCTTTTTCGCCGATTCTCCGGAAGCTGCAAAGCAGGTCTGGGAGACGGTGAAGCTTCTCCTCCAGGGCGACCGGGAGGTGATCTTATGAGCATCAAACTGCAGCACTTTATTGAGCTTTTCCGGGTGGAGAGTGGGACGGACAGCGAGGGTTTTCCCACTGAACGGGACGAACTTCTGGCAAGCGTCAGAGCCTACCGTGAAGACCGCTACGGGAGTGAAGCGTGGAAGAACCGCAGTCTTTTTTCTAAGGCGACCACGCTCTTTCGCATCCGGGTGATAGCGGGCATCAAGCTCGATACCCGCTGTGTGGTTGTGACAGAAGACGGCAGGTACAACATTCTCTCGGTTGAGGACATCCGGCATAAAGGACTGTATTGGGAAATCCTCGCAGAGAAGGTTGATACGGAGGGGGTTGTTCAAGATGGCACGGTGTGAAATGAAACTGCCGGATGAGTTTATGGATAAGCTCTCAAAGCTCGGCGATAAGTTTGACAGCGCAGCTCCCAAGGTTCTAGAAGCTGGCGGCGAAGTAGTGCTCTCTCAGATGAAAGACAATCTCAGAAATGTCATCGGGAAAAACACGAAGGTGAAATCCCGCTCGACGGGGGCTTTGGAGAAAAGTCTCGGCATCACACCTGCTCTGCAGGATCGGAAGGGCGAATGGAATATCAGGGTCGGCGTGGGAGATTCGAGGGACAAGAAGGGCGTACCGGATGCCTTGAAGGCACAGGTGCTGGAATACGGGAAAGCAGGTCAGCCTGCCAAGCCCTGGATGAAGCCCGCCAGACGGAAGGCCAGAAAAAAGGCGATCTCCCGCATGGAAGATGTCCTGAAACGGGAGCTTGACCTATGACAGCGCTTGCAGAATTAAAAGAGATGGCGGGTTCTTTAGGGCTTCCTTCCGGCACGATTTCCTTCCATGGCAAAGCGCCATCGACCTACCTTGTCTTCACGCCGCTCTTTGATGACCTCACGCTCTTTGCCGACAACAAACCACAGATGGAGACAGAGGAAATCCGTCTCTCGCTTTTTACGAAGGATAACTATTTAGCGTGGAAACGCCGTCTCACCGATGCACTTTTGGAGCGGGACTTCATCATCACGGAGCGCCGCTTTTTAGGTGTGGACGATGAGACGGGCTATTACCACTACAGCCTGGACGCGGCAAAAGAATACGTCCGATTGGAGGAATGATTTATGGCTACGATAGGCCTCGATAAACTCTACTACGCAAAAATCACCGAAGCAGAAAACGGTGACGAAACTTACGATGTACCGAAACAGCTCGCCAAGGCGATCTCGGCGGAACTTTCCGTAGAACTGGCTGAAGCGATCCTGTATGCCGATGACGGTGCATCAGAGATTGTAAAAGAATTTAAGTCCGGCACGCTCTCACTCGGTGTAGATGACATCGGTGCGGAAACGGCGTCCGGACTCACAGGCGCGGTGATTGATGCCAACAAGGTGCTGATCTCCTCATCAGAGGACGGTGGTGATCCGGTGGCGGTGGGCTTTCGGGCAAAGAAGTCCAACGGCAAGTACCGCTACTTCTGGCTCTACCGAGTGAAGTTCGGTATTCCGGCGACTAACCTTGAGACCAAGGGCGACTCGAT